GACAACCTAATTTGTGTTGGTAAAAGCCATTGGGTTGGTGGAATGAATAATGGACACTTTAGTAAGAGTCACGGTCGCATTACAGAAGAACTAGGCAGAATGTTCCTAAAACTTGCTGATCGATATGGCACACGAAGCAACTGGCGTGGTTACACATACAATGACGAAATGCGGGCACAGGCTGTGCTACAACTTTCACAGATTGGATTACAGTTTGACGAAAGCAAAAGTGAAAATCCGTTTGCTTACTATACAGCGGCGGTTACTAACAGTTTTACAAGAGTACTAAACATAGAAAAGAAGAATCAAAATATTAGAGACGATATTCTACAGGAAAACAATCTTAATCCTTCCTTTACTAGACAGAACGAACATGTGTTCAAAGAGGATAAGGAAAAACTTGCGGAGTTCTATAAAAGCATTAGACGTCCAAAAGCAGACTATTAAGGTTGACAAACACCATAGTTTTCTCGTATAATATTTTAGATTAGTATAAGGAAAGGCATGACACAGTTATTCAAAAAGGCCGCAGTGTTTACAGATATACACTTTGGACTTAAATCTAACAGTAAAATTCACAACGACGATTGCGAAAGATTTATAGATTGGTACATTGAAACAGCAAAAGCACAAGGCTGTGATGTAGGTATCTTTACAGGAGATTGGCATCACAACAGAAGTGCGTTGAATTTAACCACCATGGATGCTAGTTTGCGTTCACTGGAAAAACTAGGTAAGGCTTTTGATAAGTTTTACTTTTTTCCGGGTAATCACGATCTATACTATAAAGACAAAAGAGATATCCACTCGGTAGTATTTGGTAAACATGTACCAGGTGTTACGGTTGTTACGGAACCACAAGTAATAGATGATGTTGCTTTGGTTCCATGGTTGGTAGGAGAAGAATGGAAAGAAGTTGCTAAGATGAAGTGTAAGTATATGTTCGGACACTTTGAACTTCCCAACTTCAAAATGAATGCCATGGTTGAAATGCCTGACACAGGTGAAATCAAGGCAGATGACTTCCAATACCAAGAAATGGTGTTCACAGGCCACTTCCACAAACGTCAACAACGCAAAAACATCTACTACATCGGCAATGCCTTTCCACACAACTACGCCGATGCTTGGGATGATGAGCGTGGTATGATGACGTTAGAATGGGGAGGTGAGCCTGAGTTCATCGATTGGCCAGAATGTCCAAAATACAGAACTATTCCGTTAAGCAGATTGCTTGACAAAACAGAAGAAATACTCGCTCCTAAAAACTTATACTTGCGAGTAACACTTGACATTGATATTTCATACGAAGAAGCAAACTTTATTAAAGAGAACTTTAGCAAACAGTATGACATTAGAGAAATCGCACTGCTACCTGATACTAGTGCTGATGACGAAATGAACAAACTAGAACCAGGTGAAATTGATTTTGAATCGGTGGATCAAATTGTAACAGATCAAATAACAAAAATAGATAGCGAAACATACAAACCTAACTTGTTGTTGGATATCTATAGAGGATTGTAATGTTTAAAATTAAGACACTAACAGTTAAAAACTTCATGAGCGTGGGTAATCAAACCCAAGCGGTGGATTTTGATAAAAATCTGCTTACACTTGTGCTGGGAGAAAACTTGGATCTTGGTGGTGATGACGCAGGATCACGTAATGGTACAGGTAAGACTACTATTATTAACGCACTAAGTTACGCACTGTACGGCGAAGCACTTACAAAAATTAGACGTGAAAATTTAATTAACAAAACCAACGGCAAGGGCATGTTGGTTACTGTTGAGTTTGAAACTAACGGACAAAGTTATAGAATTGAAAGAGGACGTAAACCAAACGTACTAAAATTCTATCGCGGTGATGTTGATGTTACAGCAGATGACATTGACGAGTCGCAGGGAGACAGTCGTAAAACTCAAGAAGATATAAACAGGTTGCTCAATATGAGTCATACCATGTTCAAGCATTTGGTGGCGCTCAATACCTATACAGAGCCTTTCCTTTCCCTCAAAGCCAATGATCAACGAGAGATCATTGAGCAGTTATTGGGCATCACCATCTTAAGTGAAAAAGCAGAACGCCTAAAAGAAGAACAGAAAAAAGTGCGTGATGCTATTAGTGAAGAAGAAGCCACAATCAAAGGTATTGAAACTGCTAACAAAAAAGTACAAGAGTCAATTGACAATTTAGAAATTAAATCAAAGGCATGGGACGCAAGCCAAACAGAAGAAATTGCTAGAACCACAAAAGCAATTAGTCAGTTGATTACAGTTGATATTGAAGCAGAAATTCAAGCACACAAAGACAAAAAAGAGTGGCAGAAACAGGACACAGAACAAAGCAACCTAAATAAAGAAAAAGCCAGTTTAGAAAGCAGTTTGTTACGTGCTGAACGCACACACAGCAAGTATGAAAAAGAACTAGAAGACATTGCCAGCAAAAAATGTTTTACATGTGGACAGGAACTACATGACGAAGCACATGGCAAAATTCTTGCTGAAAAACAAAATGATGTTACAGAAAGTCAAACATACATTGACGGTATCGCACTACAACTAAAACAAGTACAGGAAAAACTAGATGCTATCGGCGACATTAATGGCTGTCCTAAAACTTTTTATGATACTAGCGAAGAGGCTTACAATCATAAAAATAATTTGGCAAGTCTCGAAGAACGCAAAAAAGAAAAAGAAGGTGAAACTAATCCATACTCCGAACAAATGGAGGAACTGCGAGATCAAGCACTACAAGAAGTAAGTTGGGACAATATTAATGCCCTAACAGAAATGAAAGAACACATGGATTTCTTGTACAAACTGCTTACAAGCAAGGATTCATTTATTCGTAAACGCATTATTGATCAGAACTTGATGTTCCTAAACAAACGCTTACAGTTCTATTTAGATCGCACAGGATTACCTCATCAAGTAGTATTCCAGAACGATTTAACGGTAGAAATTACAGAACTAGGACGTGACTTAGACTTTGATAACCTCAGCAGAGGTGAACGAAATAGACTCATATTATCGATGAGTTGGGCATTCCGTGATGTATGGGAAAGCCTATATCAAAGCATCAACTTGCTGTTTATTGACGAACTTGTTGATAACGGATTGGATGCCGCGGGCGTTGAAAGTGCCCTAGGTATTCTTAAAAAGATGAGCAGAGAGCGTCACAAAAACATCTATCTAATTTCGCACAAAGATGAACTATCTTCACGTGTGAATAACATCTTAAAGGTAATTAAGGATAACGGGTTCACTTCGTACAGCAATGATACGGAGGTTAACAGTGCCTAAGTCCACACATGAATTGCTTGTTCAAGCAATGATGGATTACTATAATACACAAGAGCGTTTTGAAGCCAAAGGTTTCGACGAAACTGGCCGCAAGGCACGAGTCATTCTAAGTGACATACGCAAATTGGCTACCGAAAGACGCAATGAAATACAGGCAAAACGCAAGGCACTAAAAGCAGAAAAACGATCAAACAAGGCTCAAAACCAGAATCTAGACACTGACGATTAAGGCACGGTAAGTATCACTATGGAGTGGACTTATCAGGGCAAAATAGTACAAGAACTTCCCGCAGATTGCGAAGGTTTTGTATACCTGATAACAAACACCACCAACAATCGCAAGTACGTAGGCAAAAAACTAGCAAAATTCAAAAAAACAAAGCCACCGCTCAAAGGCAAGAAAAACAAAAGAAGAAGCAAAGTTGAAAGTGACTGGAGAGACTATTGGGGATCTTCGGAACACTTACAGGCAGACGTTGAGGCACTAGGCCCAGAAAAGTTCACACGCGAAATTCTCCACTATTGTAATAGCAGAGGCTTAATGAGTTATCTTGAGGCTAGAGAACAATTTGAACGCAGAGTATTAGAAACAGACGAGTATTACAACGGAATTATTAATGTTAGAGTAGGCAGTTCAAAGATCCTCAAAGAAGCACTCGAAAAATTAGGCAACACATAACAGCACATAAGGTTGGCGGGCCAGTTTGCAAATACCGCTGAGTAAAAGGTCCCCTGAGAAGGACACTCGTACACGTTGATCGACCACCACTGTGAGGTAAGCCATCAAACAAATTGGGCCCACTGGTTAACGGAGGCTGAATGCTGTCAGTCGAAAACACTAGGTTTGAAAAAACTCTCCGCAACGGAACGAGGCGGGAGGTAGCGTAGAAGTCCGCGAAGCGGCTTGCGGTAGCAAAGCGGTTTTGTAAGCAGATTTTTACGTGATGTCGACGTAGGTAGGGGAAAGGTCAGAGCCCCACAAACAGGTGTATAAACAAAATACCTACTTCCAAGTCTTGGCTGTGACGAACTCACATGATGTTCAAGATTAGATGGAACCGTAAACAGGTTCCGTCTGACTGAAACAATCTACATGATGCTAAATTGCTTCGCAATTATTACTTCTATATAATAAAAAAGAAAGTGGTGTTTGAGCGATAGCGAAAAACACAAGTGAACGCAGTTCACTTCTTATAGTTTACCAATCCAATGAGTTACATCGTCACAAGGATCATCAATGTAAATCAGGATCTCTTCCGAATCCAGGTTTAACAGCACTTACTTGGATCTCCTTGATTTCATATTCTTTATGAGGATTTTGTATACGCATACACTCTATACACGTATTGGCTTCTTCGGATGAATTGGCTGTGGTTAATTCTATGCCATTCTCATATACTACATACTTCGTAATCATAGTGCGAATATTTAGATCAGTAGTTAGTGATATTAAACTACGCTATTTGGTTTTTGATATATACAAGTGTGATTGTATAAATAATTGTAGGAGATTAGGATATGAAAATTAATGAATTTGCTATTGTAGAACCAAAAGTGGATGAAGCACCACAGGGTATACTAAAACGTACTGGATTGGGCATTGCTAAAGCATTTGGCAGTGACAAGGCCGCAGGTAAACTGGAAACAGGTAAGTTAGCCAACACTATTAAGAAGGCTTTTAACTTTTATCTTGGTAAAACTGGCGATGAAGCAAGTGCAGAAACACTAATTGCATTCCTAAAACTTAACAAATATCCTACACAGAACGTTGAAAAAATGGCACAGCAAATGGCGGCTGACGCCGAAGCAAAGGCTAATAA